CTCTGTTGACTTGCTTAACGCAGGACAGCCCGAGGATATGTCTGACGAGGATTGGGCTGGAACTGTTCAGCGCAACGTAGACCACCTAAAATTAATGGTAGAAAAAGACTTCTGGACCACAGAAGACATGACTGCCACCAACGCGGCTATCGCAGCAAACTCTTAATTTGCAGGCTAATTGCCTCATGCTGTGTAAAATGTTAATGTGACGATAATCTGCGTCAGATAAAAGGGATTGGACGAGCAAATGGCCGACACAAACACCACAAACTATAGCTTTGTTAAGCCTGAGATCGGCGCGTCCGAGGACACATGGGGAACAAAGCTAAATGCAAACTGGGACAGTGTTGACACTGTTCTTGGCGGTGTATCAACGGCTGAGTTTCAAATTCTTGACGGTGCCACGGTAACGACTGCCGAGTTAAATATTCTCGACGGTGTAACGGCGACGACAGCAGAAATTAACCTGTTAGACGGCGTTACTGCAACAACCGCAGAATTAAACATTCTCGACGGCGTTACCGCAACCGCTACTGAGCTAAACATTCTTGATGGCGTGACTTCTACCACAGCAGAAATAAACACACTTGACGGAGTGACAGCTTCTACTGCGGATATTAACATTCTGGACGGCGTAACTGCCAGCACGGCTGAAATAAACTTGCTCGATGGCGTGACGGCAACTACCGCTGAGTTAAACTTGCTTGACGGTGTTACGGCAACAACGGCTGAGCTAAACTACCTCGACGTTACCACCCTTGGCACGTCCGAGCCTAGCAAAGCCTTAACGGCTGACGCAAACGGCGATGTTAATCTTTCCGAAGAGCTAAAAGCTAAAAGCTACAACGAAACTTACTCCGCTGGATCAAATTCAATTAATTGTGAAAGCGGAAACATTTTTTCCTTTACTACGACAGGCAACACGACATTTACTTTCAACAATCCTCCTGCAAGCGGGACCGCATACGGTTTCACGTTAGTAGTTACAAACGGCGGAAACTTTAACTTTACTTGGCCGACTTCCGTTGATTGGCCCGGAGGTATAACTCCAGCATTTCCTGCATCAGGCGAGACTAACGTGTATGTTTTTATGACCTACACGGGCGGAACGACTTGGTATGGCCTTGAGGCTGGAAGGGCAATGTCGTGAGCATAACCAAAAAGATTTTAATGTGTTCCAGTCAAGGCAATACAGATAATTGGTTCCTTGAGTACGGTGGCAACACATCTGGCACTTCAAACACAAAAGGAAGGGTCGCCATTGGGCCTTCTGGAACAGTTTATCTTTTGAGTGAGGGGTCTGGGTCAACTTACTCCGCGCAATTCTTTATTGCAAAGCTGGATACAGACGGAAACCTTGACTGGCAAAAGGAGCTTGGATGGGCTGGGGTTGACGTTGCAAATGGAATATCTGTAGACACAAATGATAATGTTTATGTTTGCGGCAATAGAACGGGGTTTAATCCCGGCGGAGACGGCATATACGTTTCAAAACTAAACTCTTCTGGCGCAAAGCAATACGAGTCATTTTTTGGCACTGCTGGCGGTTTAAACAAGGGTTATTCCATTGCTGCGGCAAGTCCATTTAGCTACGTTGCGGGAACCTTGGGGAACCAGCAGGGCGGAACTAGCCAATGGGGAGTGTTTCAACTTGACGTAAACGGGAGCGTCGTGTGGGCAAAAAGGCTTGGAACCACTTTTCAAGAAAGTCAGGCATTTGGAATATTTTATCCAAGTCAAGGCTCAAATGTTTATGTTACAGGATACACAACTTCTACTACTTTCACAGTTGCCAAATATAGCACTTCTGGCAATTTGCAGTGGCAAGAAACGCTTAGTGGGTTTGCGCCAAGTCAGGGCAATGACATACACGTTGACGGTAGCGGGGATGTATATGTTGCGGGAACCATTCGTGACGGGTCACACAACGCCGCAGCTCTTGTTAAATTAAGCTCAACTGGCAATCTTGTGTGGCAACGTGTTCTAACTTCGGGTGCAGCTAATGACGAGGCGAATGCAGTGACTGTCGGCTCTGATGGCTTTGTTTATTTGTGCGGCACTACACCAAACGCCTCTTCTAAACCTAATATGCTGCTTGCAAAATACAATTCTTCTGGCGCTATACAGTGGCAGAGAACCTTTGGCGGGGTAGGGTCTGAGGAACAGTTTGGCTACGGCCTTGGCAAAGACATTGACGGAAATATTTACTTTTCCGGCCACAATGCCGGTGCGTCTGGCTCCAAAGCTCTTTTAATAAAGCCGCCAACTAACGGATCAGGCACGGGCATTTATGAAGATTTTGTATATGCAAAATCAAACCTTACGGAAAAAGCCGGATCAATGTCTATATTATCAGCAAGTCAAAGCGATGTTTCGGTGTCAATATCAACATCAACACAAACTTCTTCAATTTCGAATGCAACTCTGACCACTGATCTTGTGCATATGCAGTCGTAAGGAAATCAAATGCCGCTCATTCCTTTGAACATTCCAGCAGGCCAATACAGAAACGGCACTGAATACCAGTCTCAAGGTCGCTGGCGTGACGCCAATTTGGTGCGCTGGCATGAGGGCGCTTTGCGTCCTGTTGCCGGGTGGCGTCAGCGTGGGAGTGTGGACATTAGCGGTGTTGTTCGCACAATCATCGCGTGGGAAGACAACAGCGACAACCGCCGCGTAGCTTTTGGCACTCACGATAAATTGTTTGCAATGACTGCTGGCAACGCCGTCTCCGATATTACTCCTGTTGGCTTTGTCGCTGGAAGCGTTGATGCCGCTGCGTTTACTGGTTACGGCAGCGCACCATATAGCGGCGGTCTTTACGGCGTTCCGTCTCAGGATCAAGGCACTAACTCTCCAGCAACGACATGGAGTTTGGAAAATTGGGGCGAATATCTTTTGGGATGCACCGCCGCTGACGGAAAGATTTACGAATGGCAGCTAAACAGCGCAACACCAGCCGCAGCATTATCTAACGCGCCAATTGACTGTTCCGGCATGATGGTGACAGAGGAGCGTTTTGTGTTTGCTTTTGGGGCGGGGGGCAATGCCAGAAAGGTTGCGTGGTCTGACCGTGAGGATAACAACACTTGGACGCCAGCGGCGACCAACGAAGCTGGTGACATTGAAATTCAGACGAACGGGGTTATTCTCAAGGGAATTCGCACACGGGGTCAGTCACTTATCCTCACAGATCAAGACGCACACACAGCCACATATTCTGGTCCGCCTTACGTTTATGGGTTTGAGCGTGTGGGGACGAGCTGCGGTCTAATCGCGGCTAACGCGGCGGCTACCATTGACGGTGGGGTTATATGGATGGGGCAAAGGTCATTCTTTGTTTATTCTGGCGGCGCTGTAACTGACCTTCCGTGTGAAGTTTCTGATTATGTCTTTAGCGATATGAACAATGACCAAAGGTCAAAGGTTCACGCAGTAGTGAATAGTCAATTTGGAGAGATTTGGTGGTTTTACCCGAGTGGTTCTAGCACAGAATGTGATCGATATGTAGCTTTTGACTACAGTGAAAAGGTCTGGATGACGGGCAATATTGACCGCACGGCCGGTGTAGATCGCGGCGTGTTTCGTCAGCCGTTTTGGATTGCGCCAGACGGAATGCTTTATGAGCATGAAATTGGGTTTAACTACGGAAGCCAGACGCCTTTTGCAGAGACTGGGCCTATTGCAGTTGGCGTCGGGGAGCAGGTCATGGCCGTTCGCGGCATGATCCCAGACGAAAAGACACTGGGTGATGTAAGCGCCACGTTTAAAACGCGCTTCTATCCAACGGGGCCAGAACTTGAGTTTGGGCCGTTTAGCATGGCTAACCCAACCAGCCTTAGATTTACAGGGCGGCAAGTCAGAATGCGCGTAAGTGGAAACTCTCAATCTGATTGGCGTGTCGGCATAATGAGACTTGATGCAGTGCCGGGAGGCCGGAGATGAGCCGAATACTCCCGCCAATTACGCTAGACATAAGCCAGTGGGCTGAAAATATGCGCCGCTATCTTGGCAAGGCTCTCAACCAGCTTGACGCCAAAGACGCATCTGTATCAGCGGCAGAAGATGGCGTTTTGCTGTGGGATCGCATTAACGGTTACCCGGTGGTCTCAAAGAACGGTGAATGGGTGCAAGTTGTGCTTGAGGATGGCCAATATTCGGGTGCGATTACAACCACTCAAACCGCTGTGGCTATAAACACACCTTACGC